CCATCCATTAGCCGTGTCTTTACTTTTAAAGACAATTCTCTGCCAAGCGATTCTACAAATGAAAGGTCTTTATCGCGCTTACTCATTTCTTCAAATGCAAGTTCTACGATATATTCCATATCTTCAATCTTTTTAGGATTCTTCGGTGCATTAAAATCACTTTGCAATTTTTTATCCCGATAGCATCTTAAGAAACCATCATTCAGGTTTAAATTGCTGACTTTCATTTTCTGCATCTGTGGCATTCCTCCTTGATTTTACACTGCAAAAAGCTTGTAGTTTCAGAATATCCATTTGATAAGCTCTTTCGAATTCATCTTCGCAATGGTTATACACGTACATCACATAATTTAAAAAAAGCTTTCTAAACATACCGGGAGCGGAATAATCGCATTCCGCTCCCAGTAAATGATTTAAATAGATTTCAGCATCATCTATCATGTCGGATAGATTCTTTTCCGTTTTCTCATTTTCCCATGTGATACTGAGTCTTCCCTTAACTGCTTCTAACAGTACTTTCTTTTTTTCGCTATCCAACATGATAATTTCTCCTAAACAGATGCTAATTCAAGATTTTTCACAGTGATGTATGCCGGATCAAGTTCTGAAATGTCAAGAAGTACTGATGCAGTATCATCAAACGCTCTTCCATTTGCATACGTTTTGATCATGTATACCCTGTTATCTTCCAGGAACTGTGCAGAATCATCATAAGTCACATTTCCATCTTTGCTACTTCCTAATCCAAGAAAATATTCTTTTGGAAGACAAAGAATAGCTGTTCCTTCTGTAAGCTCTGCCGACTGGTACACTTCTGTTGGCACAGGGAAGATATTATTTGTGTAAGTTCCTGCTGCATTGAGCACTGTTGTTGCTGGCATGACCTTGTTCAGATAATCAATTGGATTGCAGATTAATGCAACACCTTTAATCGTTCTGTAAACTCCCTTTTCAGTCTTTGCCATTTTAGCGACTAACGGACCATATTCTGTTGGCAAAAACGACTTCACTTTGACAGCTGTTTTCTTCGGATATTCACCGCCAACAACAGATGCTGTGGAAGATATATTCCTGTCAAGTCCAATCGGCTGATTTTTTCCTGTTCCAGTAACAATTGCATTTTCAAGTGCACAAGCAAGTGCATCCACAAGAATTGTTCTAATATAATTATCCAGATATACTGGACCCAATTCAAGCATATCTTTTGGAATAACAGCATAGCAGGACAATTTACACTGTGTCATCTCGATAATCTTAAATGAAGATGTAATTTTCTTTGTTACTTCCGTATTAATCGCTCCCCATACTGCCTTATCAACAGTATGATCGTTCAGAATCCATCTTGTAAGATAACTTACATTTGTAAATGTAATTGCATTGAGCAAAGGATGATCATTTACCAGATTCCGGTAAACATCCTCGATGATGGTCTGTGGCATTCCATCATTGAGAAGATCCGTAAACTCCTGACGCGGATTGCTGCTTTTCGCATTTTCAATCCACTGCTCATAAAACTTCTGTTCATTTGCTGTAAGGATACGATAGCCTCTCTGCGCAAGAATTGCATTGTCATTATGATGCATCTCGTAATCATTTCGAATGGAATCTACCACAGCTTCTGTAAATTGCTCAAAAGCAACGGAAAGAGCTTCCTCATTTCCTGCTTTTAATGCTTCCTGCATAGCTACTGATGCACTCTGTACGATTGGATTGTTTAATGGTTTCATAATTTTTTCCTCCTGTTATTTAAAAAGATGATCAAAAAAAGCCACACAAGGGTTGGCTTTATTTTCTGGGGTTCTATTCGGTTCTGGCACATCCATTTGCTGGATATTATTTAAAAGCGACTGTCTTATATCAATAAACTGCTGCATGGATTGAATCAGAGCAATCTGCTCTGGTGCGACTCCATCCTGATTGGTTTCTTTTTGTTCAATTCCAATATCTTCTGGCATATTTTCGGCAATTTCATCAATAAATCCGTATGCCAAACAGTCATCTGGATTTAAGATTTTTTCTTCATCCATAAGTTCTGTCAGTTGTTCCTCTGTAATTTTTCCGGCACACCGTTCAAGATATACTTTTCGGTTTGCAACCATCCAATTATCAAGATCATCTGCCATTTTCCGAAGCATTGCTGCGTTTCCGTCAATGCTTACCCACATATTATGCACCAGCATAGATGTACCAAGTCCCATTATTCGTTTATCGCAAGCCTGCAAGATAAGGCTTGCCACACTGTAAGCGCAACCGTCTACATATCCTGTCTTTTGCGCTGGATGTCGTTTGAGCTGATTGTAAATGGCAACTCCTTCAGATACCATTCCACCATTGGAATTGATAAACAGGCGCATTTCTGCATTATCAGGAATTTGTGCAAGGACATTTGAAAAATACTGCGCGCTTGTTTTGCTTTCAAGCATAGTCCAGCTTGACCAATCAAACTTTCCTTCCCTTGTTACTGTGTCATAGATAAATAAATCAAACACATTTTTTTCCTGATGTGGTTCAAATTTCATCATCATCTGTGGTTTCATTATCTTTTCCTCCTATCATTTTATTTTTTTCGTTGATAAACTCATAATTTTTTGTAAGAAGGTGGTTTTTGCTCCAATCCTCATTCAAAATATCTAATCCGGCTTTTTCTCTCACTTCATCAATACTTGCAAATGCACTGGATATTAACTTATCAATCTTATCCGCCATGTCAAGAATATCTACATGGTTAACAGTTGATGTATCTACTCGAAAATAATTTCCATTTTTCCAATTTGCATAACCATATTGTCCTGTGAGAACCTGTCCTATCATATCTGCCCATGGATCGACACTGAATGTCAAAAATGATTTCACCACATCATTCATATTTGTGATATTACCAAGCATTAATGATTCCGGAATTTTAAAAGCTTTTCCTACAATTTTGAACATCTCCTCGATAAGGCTTATCGTGTCATCACTGCTTTTTGGCGTTCCATCGGACTTCATTTTTTCAAGCGTTCGTCCATTATATTCGACATACAGTTTTGCGTCGCCATCCATAAATTTTTTCAGTGGTTCTTTGAGAATATTTTCAAATTCCTTGTTAAATACCTCATCACCAGCTTGAACACTGTCAATTTTGAATTTATATTTCACTGTGTTTGTATCTTTATAAGCACTCATTGCAGTTGAAATTATCGAACCAATGTCTGCATAAAGTCCATCAATCAGTTTTTTTGCCTGAATATTTTCAAGCTTAAAAATGAAAACCTGGTCACTTGTAAATTTTCTATCCATCTGAAAATCATCAATCACAACTCCTGAATAAAGATTCCCGATAAAAGGTCTCTTTTGCTCCAGCACAAAACTGTCTGCACAATAAAGATTTCTTCCAGAGATAAAGCATAATGCGCCTTTCTCATCACGAAGGGCTTTTTCAATGACCTTGTGCCAGAAATGACTAGCCGATTCGTTTGGATTCGGTTTTATGTTCAATGAAAAATAATCTTCATCCTTCACACATACATTGTTCTTATAAACCTTGATTTCACTCTGTGAAATAGCATTTGCAATCAATGAAATCGCTGAATATATTGCAAGTTCTTTAATATAAACAGTACTCGGTATATCAATCGTTATCGTTTCTGGTCCAATCCTCTCTTTACTTGATCCGGGGAATGCTGCCTTTATTTTTTCAAACCATTCCATAGTTCCTCCTACATAACAAGTACACATTTTCCAGTTAATGGAATGTACTCTTTTATCTCTCCCTCCGCTGTCATGGAAGCAACCAGAGCCATAAAAGGATCTGTTTTCCGCGAACGAGCTTCAATTTTTGCATAAACAAAGGAGCCTTTATCAGCTCCTGCATCTCTTCCATATCGAATTGTCTTTGTATTATTTGTCGCCCAACGCAACGTAGGATTATTTCCCCAATAAAAAAATCCATTGATAAAGCAATGGTCTATTACTGGTACGACTTTACAGATTTCAAGCTGTGACACAAGCTTGAGATTTTTACGGTCCACAGAAAATCCTATCTTCGATAGTGCATCTGACATCAATGCGTATCTGTAATTGTCAATGCAGATCATTTTTATCATGTATCGTTTTCCACATTCATAAATATAATTTGTTAATAATGTTGGATGAATCTCCACATCATCAACATATGTAATCAGTCCATCTTGTACCCATTTCTTCCATGGTGCCTTTATTCTCGGAATATCTGCTGAATGTGAACATATCCATGAGTGATTAATGTCATATCTCTTATCGCCTTTCTTAAAATGCAGATTAACGGATGCGAAATCTGTCGTTTTCATATAATCTATGCCAACCGTACACTCCCAGCCATTCATGTCTGGAAGCTCTTTATTGGTTTTTTCTATATCCTCCCATTTTGCGGCTGCCGATTCTTTTGCTGTATCAGGAAGGTTCATTCGTTTTTGCATAAAAGCCGGAAGCCTTTCCGGATTCTTTTTCCACTCGCGGTATTCTTTTCTGATTTCCACAAGCAGATCCGGCATATAAGGCAATGACGGATTTGCCATTGTCCAATTTTCCTCTTCATCCACATCCTCTTTTTTATTGAGTTTGCAGATAAATGGGAGTAGTCCGTTATCATCATCACCTTTTCTCAAAATATTTTCTGATTCTTCTATCAAATCATCAAGCGGTCCTTCTCTTATATCTCCGTTTGTCGTAAAATAGGATCTTCTTGGATGTTTCTTTTTTCCAAGACCCGTCGTAAAAACATCTATGTTACCATAATTTTGATACTGGTGAATCTCATTGAAAATAACTATCCCGGAACGAAGACCATCTTTTCCCTTCGGGCTGTTTGTCCTGCCCTTGATAACTGACTTTGTTTTTGTGCAAGTAACTTTTTCTTTCGTCCAATAAAAAAACTTCTTTATTTTTTTTATTACAGATGGTACTTCAAAAAATCCTATCAAATCAGTAACAGGTCTCATTGCCTGTTCCTCATTATTTGCACAAATGTCAACGTCATATTCCCTGATTCCGTTGTATGGTGATGATAAACAGAACGACTCAAATGCGATTGTTCCGTCTTTTCCAGCACCTCGTCCAATTTCGCAGAACAGATCTGTCCAGCGTGGTCGCCCATCCGCATCCCAATAAGTACAGTCATGTAATGCTATAACAAATTTCTGCCATGGAAAAAGATCAAATGGCAAATATTTCGCCAATCCCATATAATCTTCCAATTGTTTAAGATCTATGTGAATAGGTTCTGTTTCAAAGCATTTTTTTACATGGGCAACCAAAAGCTTCTGCTCGTCACAGCACCGGAACACATCATTTTCCACAATGTCAATCCATTCCTGAATTTCCTGTGGAAACTTATAAGCAGTCATCCTCATCACCGCCATATTCTTTTAATGGTGTTATGTCAAGATCACGGAGCAATTTCAGCATCTGAGCATTTACTTTTACAAGCTGTTCTACAGATTCATTTTTCTTAAATCCGCATTGACCACCGCCGTTATCATAAAAGATCTTGACACCCCTTTCTTCAATGTCAATTCTCAATAATTCCTTTGTCGTCCAAAGCGTGATGTAATCATCTACCAGGTCTGTGTAATATGATTTTTTGTTACCGGATTTTTCCAGTTCGGAAATCAATTTTTCTTTAATTCTCTTTGCTTTTCCGTTCTTTTTTATATTTTCAATCCGGATCTGATTTTCAGTTTTTACATTCATTTACCCACCCCCCTCTTATATTAATCGCGTGTATGCGGACATATGTGAAACCCTCGCGCAGATGTTTTGTCTACCCCACTCCCCGTTGCGTTACCTCTCCCACAGAAAGTGGGTATAGGGGGTAGGGGGTACTTTCTACCAACGCTCTTCGTTCGTAAAATGTTCGCTTGATTTATTTTTCCGTTTTTCTGGATGCAGTTTGTTGTGGCATGCTTTACATACCGGAATGAGATTCCTGTACTGTTTTCCGTTGTACCAATAAAACTCACTGAGTGACAGCTCAGGATGCTTTCTGACAAACTGATTGTGATGCACTGTGCTGATTAATTTTCTGTTTCCATTCTCATCCTCATCATATCTTGTGATGATTCCATTCTTCTTGCATATGTAGCACTCATGATTAAATTCTTCCAAGACATGGTTCTTTAAAACAATCCACTCTTTCGTCTTGTAGAATCTCCACAGTTCATTCTCATGTATTAAGTTCTCAATGTACTGCTTAAGGTTCTTAATCATATCAGTTCCTTTCTGCACCCCCAGCCATTCACCATCCATGAATGGCTGGTTGACATTAAGAGGATTAAGTAAATGGAAAAGCGCAGCTTCATCAGCCACGCTTCACACTATCTTTATAACACACATCACTGTAAACTTTTGTACACTCTTTTATTTTTTTATAAGCTTCTCCATCTTCTGCTCCATGTTCGTCTTATCTGCCTTGAACTTTTCCCAGTCGCAATGATTCTTTTTCTTTTCCTTCCGCATCACATTAGCAATCGCCTGTTCTGCTGTTGGATCAGAATACTTCTCTTTGTTCATTCGCTCTCCACCTCGCTCACTTTATCATATCTTTACATTCTGTATAACTCGCTCTATTTTTCTTTTTTAATAGAAGAAACTCATATCATATCCAATCAGTTATACATTAAAAGTTTTATGTTTAACTTTACTGATAAAAAAATAACTATCGTCTCTTTTTAAACGATAGCTTCATGATTGATTCGCTGATAGCGTCCTGCTCCAGTCCTATATATCGCATAGTTATGTGTGTGTTATCATGATTAAATATCTTCTGTAATGTCACGATATCATGCGTCTGCTGGTAAAAATGATATCCGAACGTCTTCCTCATGGTATGCGTTCCGATATGCTGTAACCCAAACTTCTCCCCGGCAGTTGATAATATATTGTACGCCTGACATCTGGATAACGCTTTGTTTTGCTGTCTCGATGGAAACAGCGGTTCATAATCTGCTTTTCCTTTTATGTACCTATTAAGTAAAGGCCTTAATTCCTCATTAATCGGAAAGCGTTTCTCTTTTCCGGTTTTCATCTCCCGGATGCTGACATAGTTCATATCTCTCACATCTCTTACCTTTAAGCTCAAAATGTCAGATACTCTGATGCCTACATAAATTCCGAACAGAAACATGATCTTATTCCGTTCGCTTTTTTCCCCCAGGTAGTCTGCTATGTCCCAGACTGTGTTGATGTCTCTGATTGGTTCGACCGTATTCAATTAAAATCCTCCTTCCTGTAAATAAAAAGAGCAGACCTTTTCAATCTGCTCATGCTCTGTATTTATTATATAACACATTTTACTGTAAAGTTTTGTACACTGTTTTTACTGGTTGATTTCCGGAATGAACTCTCCAAGATGCAACTCGGACCTCATGAGTCAAGTGTTTTTTTCTTTTATGCTGCTAAATTTGCTTGCATCCTATCCAACTCAACATCATCGCAAATGTAATACTTAATAGTCACATCCGTACTGCTGTGTCCGAGACGTTTTGAAACGAAAAGCACGTCCTTAGTCCTACGGTATTCTCTCGAAGCGAACGTCTTACGAAACGAATGCACTGTCGCATTAAATTTACAACCGCCAAAAAGCGCAATCTCTTTGACCATGTCCTCAATTGACTTATTACACATCCGTCCTCTGCCACGTAAGCCGATAAACACTGCGCCTTCCGTGCGATCTCCGATGTACTGTTTTAATGCCTGTTTGCATCTCTCTGTCATAAAGCAGGTGCGCCATTGGCTTGTCTTTTCTCCCCAGATGTGGATTTCCTTATGTGCAAAATCAAGGTTGTCAATGTTAAGGTTGACGATTTCCCCGACACGAGGGCCAGCGGAAAGCATTAATTCGAATAGAGCATTGAGGCGCAGATCATGACCGATGGATAATGATGCTCTGGCAATCTCTTCATCTGACAACCGCTCTTTTCTCTTCTGTGGCTGTCTGATTTTATCTATATCTCTGGATACATCATCCTCAATATGCTTCTTTCTGTACGCCCACGCAAAGAAACTGCTCATATATTTTTGAATCGTAGAAGCATAGGATTTTGAAATCTTATCTTTATGTAATCTGGTAGCGATATAATCCATTACATCCTGCCCGGTACAGGTGTGATAATTTAAGCCGGTTTCTAAAAAGAATTTTTTTATAATCGTGATGTACAACTTAATCGTACTCCGCTTTCTTCCTGTAGCGGTGAGGTCGATTATATATCGCTCCATGATCCATTCATTGTCGTACACGTTTGTAGACGGCAATGTCTCTGTTGCGGTCAGATTAATATTGACCAATTTAAAAGTGATAACAGTCTTAAGGCGGTCAATTCCTTCTGGTGTCAGATATCCTGCCATCTCATAAACTACATCGTTAATTAATTCTGCTTTTGTCATAGCAAATCCCCCTTTACGATCTGGGTAGAAAATGCTATACTCTTCTTGTCGAGGGAAGTGTATAACACTTTCTAAAGGGCTTGTGTTACCAGCACAGGCTCTTTTTTAATTAGTAGTTACGTACATATGGTCGGAACATATGTTCTTTAATATGTATTTTTTTACCGGCGTGTTTCAGCCGGCAAAAATTTCAATATTCAGTTTTTCATAAATTTATATCCTGGTACTCTGATAGCTCTTGGGCTTCCAACTTTGTCATCTGTCTCCAGCTCTCCATTGTCAATCATCCTCATCAGATGGTTGTGAACGCTGGATGTGCTACTTAATCCCACCATTTCACCGATTTCCCGAACGGTAGGCGCATACCCATGCTGTTCTATGTACCAGATAATTGCTTTTTTTATCTTTTTTCGAACTTTTACACCATGTTCTGTTGTGTGCATCATTCCTCCAATTTTTCCATCCACTTTCTAAAATCCTTCAAGCAATCATCGCATAAATCATATATTTTTTTACAACCTCCCGAATCTGTTACTATTCCAATTCCTAAAGTTGTTTCTTTTACTCCGATTCTTGGATGCAATTCATAAATCGAATTTTTTTCATAATTTTTTCCACATCTATCACATCTTTTTATAACCATTTGTATATATTCCTTTCATTTATTAAAGTTCTCTGCCCAAAACTTCAAAAATGCCTCTTAATACTCGTCCAATTGTTAGCGGAATCATGGAAAGTATCCAAGCAATGATAATAAGTAATATTATCGGCCAGAATGCTACCTGTGCCAACGTATCCATCTCATCTACAGAATCATCTTCTAAGAATCCGGCAAATACGCATCCGATAAACGCATATATTATGATTCCTATAATAATCTTCATTTCGTCACACCTTCTTTCATCCGTTAAAGTTCATTTTCTGCTCTTATCAAATTTTAAACGCCGTCCGCAATATGGACAGCATTTATATTCTTCCATCACGCTCATTCCACAATCTTTATCTGGACATCTCCACTCCGGACATCTCCACTCTTGGAGATCCCCCACGCTGTAAACTACGTACCCCACAAATTCAGCTTTCTTTTTTATCAGTTTCATGTTGATTCCTCCGTTAAAGTTCAGTTTAAGTGATTATTAATAAAGTTCTATAGTATCTCCAATATGTCCGTCCTCAATTTCTCTTATATGAACTTTCCCATCATTTTCAGCTTTCGCCTTATCATATAATTCACCAAGGATCCTATTCACTGATAATTCCTCAAGCTGTTCTCTGTTTCCGTGAATTCCATTTTTCATTTTATTGTATCCTCCATTAATTCTAAGTTTAGTTATTTTTCTCAAAATAGAAAACAACCGGCTTTTTATTCGGTATCACCAGTCCGAACCTCACAGCATTTTTGTATGTATTACTATCACGCATTAAAGTATCAGGCATAGCGGAAACCATTTTCCGAAAACCTTCCAGCGTGGATCTGCTCTTATAATGATTGCAGCTTCTGCAAGCCGGAAGCATATTGTCAACCGTGTCTGTTCCCTGTTCGCTCCAACCATTCAGAGGTATTACATGATCCACCTGCATATCTTTATATTCCAAGCTGCATCCGCAATAAGCACAATGACCGTTGCACTTCTGATATACCGTCATTCTAATGCTTTTTGGTATTGCTTTTCTCTTTGCATCCATTATTTCTACCTCATGTTCAGTTTAAAGAAACAATATGACCATCCAAAACACAGTAACAAGATGGCTCTATCTCTTCCTGTTCTATCCACGCTTTGACGGTTTCATCAATCATCCTCGCAAGTTCCAGTTCCTGTTCAACAGAAACTTCAAAATTTTCTGCTGCTTCCCCCACATCTTCAGACAGATTTTCTTTGATGGAATCAATAATTTCTCCCTCGCAACTATCCCATCTAAATATCGGCTTTGTACATGTTCCGATGTAAATTTCACTCTCACCCGGATAGCTTTCTTTTGCATCTTCTAGTGCATCCTGTTCTGTGTCAAATTCCCCATAATAAAGTTCTCCGTCATTGCTATGACAATATTTACTCATGTTTATACCTCTCTTTGCATTTGATACTATCTCTTTTACCTTTTTCTCGTAAAATTCTTCCGAAATATACTGATCTCTATAAGGGAATTTGCTGTCTGTTAGAACAGCATAGGCTTCCGACCAAGACAGACCTCCTCTGGCTGCTAATCTGTCTAATGTCTGACCACAGTGATTTTTTAATGCCTGCTCTTCATGCGGTTTAATGATATCGTAGGGAATATATTCTTTGCCCTTTTTCGTCATAATCGGAAATTCTTTCATATACTACCTCTCTTTCAGGTTAACAAAAATATGTGTATTTCAAATAATTATCATTCTCACGCATTTTATGATAATAGTATCCCTCAAAGCTATCTCCCTCAAATCCAACTGACCATTGCTCACAATATTCGCCATCTTCAAATTGTTTGTCTCCTGTTGGTTTTGATACTATAGATATTTCTCCAATATCTACGCCATCGGCATCTGTATACTTATTAAGCCAGTCAACTACTTTCTGATAGGCTTTTTGAGATTTTGTTTTTTCATATTCTCTTGCATATTTTTCAATTGTTCTTGGTACTGTCATAATAAATTACCTCGCTGAATCATAATATGTTCCGTTTCTTCTTATAATCTTTAACATATCCTCTATTCCTTGCTGATATCCATTGTAAAAATTCTGTGCTTTTTGAACTTCGACACTACACTTAATGCTTGCATTATGTTCCAGTTCATTCGCTTTCCGTTCAATTTCTTCATACTCTTTTTTATCCATCTACTTTTCCTCCGCTAAATTCTAATTTAACTACGCTAAAATTCTCAATAGCAGCCTCATCCCTTATGCTCACTTTTTACTGCCACGTCGGTCGCCCACATAATAAATCGACCGATTTCCCATGTGATCATTCTTTCAATGTTTTTCTTACGATTAAATCAACCTTGGCATACTGCTTTTTCTTTTTTCGATAGGATTTGAACATTTGAAGCCAGCTATCATAATACTCAATGCTCTGATACTGATTTGCAGTATAATGAATTGGTTCGAAGCAACGCAGTTCATATTTTCCGCTGAGCATTTTTTCTTTCGCCAATTCTAAAAAGCCTACTCTGCTATATGTCGTATCTATTACGACAGTTTTTATTTGTGTATGGCCAGCTATACTTTGCAAGCTCATTTGCAATTCGTCAAAATAAAAATTATTAATATTCCGTCCACTCCATGTTCTTCGTGCGAATACTTCAAATGTAATAGGCATAGGAATAGGCATTTTTAAATCTTGAGCCATTTTAAAAGTTAATTCACACATCGCACGATTCGGGCAAACTATTAATGAATACTTATCAGCATGGCACATTTCTATTAACATTCTAGTTTTCCCCTGCTGTCTTTTTGATAAAACAATCTCTTCCATTTTATTTCTCCTTAAAATCGTCCGGCAAATACTCCGGATAGTCCTCTATCTCCATCTGTCCTTCCAGATTCTCGTCTTCCTTGCAGGCTTCCACCATTTCCTCATCCATATCAGATTCTTTTCCAACGTCAACGCAAAACACTGGTTGTTCGCAATCGGTCAATTTATAAACCGTGTTAATCTCGTACAGTTTTCTTTTCTTCGGATTCGCAAGGATGACACTTACAGGTGCATCATCCGGGAATCTGTTCAAATACTCTTTCAATTCGCTATTTGTCATATCGTACCTCACATTTGATCTAATGGTAGGCTCATCTGCCCTTTACAGTTATCTCCTATCGTTGATGGATCCCAACCAACACCGATATAATCAAGCACTTTCGCCCATCCATAATCGTTCCCATCCTTGTCCTTACACATATGGAACATCAGATAATCCCACTCTTTCGGATTGCTCTCATACAACAGATCAAACCGATGTGGGCGTTTCTCCATGTGGATTCCAAAACCGCACATACTGCATCCGGTACGTTGTGCCTTAGTTGTATAAAGCGTTCCATCCGGCTTTTTCTCAATCGTTCCGTAGATTTCCGGTATAATGCTGTCTGGCATTTCAAAACTTTGAGATAATCTTCCTTCTTTCAAAAGTCTTTCATGATATTTTTCTTTCAGTCCACCTTTCCACATCTGATCCATCTCTAAGGCAAGTGCTAAAATATCTTGTCGATGGAATATAGCAAATGGTGCTGATCTGATTGTGGATGCTCCAAAATAATTACATCCGTTCATCCGTAGGCTCCTGGCACGTCTGCCACCTTCGGATGCCATCAGTCCAAGATACGGCACACTGTTATGCTCTTTTCCCCAGTCATCACAGTTTTTCTCTTTAAGGTAATAACAACACTTGGACGATACGAGAAAATCTGGCTTCTGATAATCACACCCTTCATTTTCGTTTTCATATCCACCGAACAGCTTTAACCATCTCTGTTTTAGCTGCATTTTAGAGTTTTTCTGCCATCCGCCATATTCTCCAGTCTCCCCAGTAATAATCGCATGGCGGACAGTTTTAATTTTCTCTGACGGATTTTGTAACAATTCTATCTTGGCAGCCACTTCCTTTGAAATGACCGGAAATCCAAATTCCTGTATGACCTTTGGTTTCGTCCAATAAGTACCATCATCCCTTTTCAGCGGCGGCACATTGATAATTCCAAGAGCTTTATGTACTCTCTGTATACTCTTGTCTTCCAGTGTGGATGCACTCACTCCGGGTGCATCAATTCCGCATACCTCATGTAAAAACAGGTATAAGATTATACTGTCAAGTCCACCGACCGAAACATGGTAGTTGAGCAATCTTCCGTCACATTCATTTGCGAACTCTTCTGCTCTGATCTGTGCATATTTTCTTTTATATTCATATGGCTGCTTTTCTTTCTGCATAAAAGATGCTATTTTCTCATATGCTCCGATCCGCTCCATTCTTTCTTGTACTGATTCCATTTCTTTTTCAAGGAGCCGATGCGCATCTTCCCGGGAAGCTCCGATCTCCTTTCTGATCTTATTTATTTCAAATCTTTTCTCTGATTTCTTTTACAAGTGCATCATCGTCAGAATATGTCTCTGAAAGTTTAATTGCTGCGGCTTCAAGCAGTTCTTTTAAATCTGCTATGTAGTTGATTTTATTTGCTTCCGCAACAGCCTTTTTATCTACAACTTCTGATACAAGTGTGTCCACCGGAAGCAGTTCTTTACGGCTTTTCAAAATCAGATCTGCCATATTTTGAGGAAGTCCGACTTCATCCAGACAATTTTTAAGGATGTCCTGCGTAAGTTCGACTTTCTGTGATTCTTCCTCTGGATCACTTCCATTTGCAATCAAGGTATCATCCAGAACGCTGTGTATTTCAACGCAGATTTTATTATTTTCTTCATCATCTTCTCCCAGCACATCGTTTAAAATGTTCTGGAACACTTTCTTTTTCTCTGATGCTGTCATTTTTGCTTCGCAACCAAGTCCAGCTTCCATAAATTCAGAATGTGGCTCGTTCGTGTTTTTACTGTAAAACATCACAGAATGGATGTCGGTGCTTCGCTCAGTAAATGCCGGGAAAATAAAACCTGTATCTGGCATCCCGACAACCCAGTCTCTGATTCGTGATTCAATGCGGTTTTCGTCCTCACGGTAACCAAGCCCCGGCTTTGTCAGATTGACCGGACAGATTGCGCAAAGTAGATACTCATAAACCTCTTCTGATTCATCCAGCTTGTCATTGTCTGAAGTTTTGGTCATGACATCATAGGCATCGTGGAAAATCAAAATCAGATAATTTCCGACATAATCGTAGCTGTCAATGATCATGTCATAAAAAGTATCCATCAGATCATCATTTTTCAGTTTGCTTTCACGCAGTCCCATTAGAAACTGTTGTCTTCCGCCAGTACCTTCCTCTTCGAGTGGAAAATCCAACTCCAAAAGGTTGTTTCCTAACGTGCCGGATAACGCTTTTTTTGCAATGTCAAGATATTTAAAATACTCCGCGTCATCAAGATTTAAAAATGTTTCACCGATTTTTGTGATTTTATTATGGTCTGCATCCACATAACATCCGCACATTCTTGTGAATGTGCACGCTTCTTTTCGGAATCTCCGCTTGATTTCTAAAACATCTTTTTTGTTCATAAAAATAATCCTCGCTTTCATTTTTATAATTTTAAATTTTAGGCTTCACGCACCGCTCAAATTCGATAATCCAAACCCACGGATTCGCATCCCAACCGTAGTGATTTATGTCGGGCTTCTTGATGGTGCTGTTCCAAAGGTTTTTCCACTCTTCCATTGCAATCTCCATGTCTCCGGCATGAACTGCCATAGAAGAAAGCCCCTCATTACGAATACCGTCAATGGTAATTTCCTGTAACCGCTCCACTCTCACATCCGTAACCTTAAGCCAGATACGTGCCGCTACTTTCGGCATAAATAATGATGGTTTCCACTCTCTATTATGGCTGAACCATTTATGCACAAATGTGTCATAGTCTAATCGGTCTATGGAATCTGTATTTCCATTTGCAAATTGCAACCTCACATCATCTCCGCCTGCTCTGAATCTTATGTCAGCAGTTGCTTCGTATCGGTGTGCTCGCCAACATTGCCATGTTTCCCGGACATACAGGATATCGCCCGGCTCGCAAGGCAACTTAAAAAATTTCTCTCCATACCCATCTGCAAATGTACCTCTACACGATATGTACCCTTTAGGTGTAAAAGCGGTATACCCCCATACTGCATCATCAGGAATATAGCCTTTTACAATTCTTCTCGTTGCACCTTTTCTTCCGTCCAGAATCCCCCTCACCATTTCTGTATTGAATAAAATCGGTTTAATTGCCATCTACTCCACCTCTCTTTATCTTTCTGCCGCAGTAAGGGCAATACTTATAGCCGTTTTCTTCTGGCGTGCCTTCAAATATCAACTGCCGATTTTCACACCCTGTTACATAAAGGTTTGATTCTAAATCTTCAAGTTTCCACTCGCATGACTGTTCTGTGGCACACTCGCCTTTCACAATCTCGATTGCTCTTTCATATGCACATTCTGCACCTTTATAATAATTTGCTGATGCTCCGCACATTCTTTCAATCGCTTCTGCATTTGCTGATGCGTTTATTTGTCTTACTTCTTCCAACCGCTCTACAACTTTGTCAGTGTCGTAAGCTGTCATCTGACGATTAATCAGGTTTATCCAATCAATTGCGCCAGATTCCTCTGTTATTGTGTTCCTGACATCAGCCATCAGAACATCCGCATCAATTAATCTTCCCATCGTTCGCCCTCCTGTTCCATGCTTCTACAGCTTTATTCCTGCAAGAATCAATGTTTGCAATTGCGGTATCTTCTTTTTTCATATCAGGACAATATCCACTTGCTTGAGCATGGCAATTTCCACACTCGCACCATATTGTAAATCCTATGTATTCTTTTTCTGCCGCTTTTATCTTGCATTCTCCGCCACAAAACGGACATGGCTTCAATTTTTCGTTCATTCTTCATCGCCTCCAAAACTAAATTCAATCCCATCGCTCCAATCGACACCTAACTGTTTACATTTTGCTCTCGTAGATGTACCTCCAGAATGACTGGTTCTGAAAAGAAACAGTTCTTGAACGATACTAAAATATGACATTCTATAATAAAAGCGTTCCTCTTCGTCCAACTCCCTAATAGCATCTTCACCATGCACATATTCGTACCATTCCTCGAACTTTCCGACCAACTCCTGCATAAGGCTAATGCAATACTTCAAGATGTACTTTTCATCGTGGCTCTCCAATTCTTTCTCTACAATCTGTTTCTCCATCGCCGCCCGGCATTCTTCCACCGTTCCGATTGCACGGTACTGCTTCAGCTCCTCCAACCATTCAGCAAGTTGCTCATGCTCGTTTGCACATATAGTATTGCCATATGTAATGGCTTCTTTATCAACCGATTCTGGAATATACGCATTATCTTCGATTAGTCTTGCTGACATCTTTTGGCATTCAGCTACTTCTCTTGCGTGTGATATAGCTTCATCAATTGTCATAGTCACACCTCCAACAGTTCCGGGTTATCAATCATGTTGCCGATCACTTCAAAATTCTCTGAATCAAAATCATCCAGTTCCTCGTAGTAATCACAGCCCGGCTCATTCGTACACCATCCGTTTTCATGCCACACGACACGCTTTCTCGTCTCATCTTCTGGAAACTCAACGTCGATATGCCCTGAAAGAATATCATTCTCAAAAATCCGTCTGCCGCTTTTATCATTAAGTCCTGTGCACTGGCAAATAGTTGATGGGTCTATCTCGTAAACAGCTTTTTTACTTGCGAAAACCGGTTTAAAAATAAGCGGTCTTCCTGCAAGTTCATAATAACTACCAGACATCCATTCTCCGTCATCAATGCACTTTCCGCGGAACAAATATCTATCTTCCATCCTTTTCCTCCATTTCTTTCAGCTTGGCTTCGGCTTCCGCTCTGGTAAGAAATACCGACTTTTCAAATTCCATTACATCAATTTGACCAGATAAAGTCTTATCATTTGATTCATAATCGCAAAACAGTATAGTTTCTCCATCTTCAAAACAATCCAAATGGAAGTCTTTAACTGTAAACTCGTCTATATCTTTTCCAAATCCTGCAAAATCAAGGAAAATTTCATCTCCCACCTTGCATGGCAACCTCAAAAGTAATCCCTGCTCATCTGCATCCTCATAATATTTCAATTTTTCTCGCAAATCAGCCATAGCCCATAAATTGCGATAGAATAATGCTAAAAGTCCTATTGTACTGTCTATTTCTACCGACAGCATGGAAGCCATATATTCGTCAACTTCTTCATCTGATAAGCCATTAAAATCTTCACCGCAAATATCTTTGACAAGATTTCTTATAAGCCACCTGCTATCAACGTCCAGATTATAATCTCTGTATCTGGCATTGCGCTCATCATCTGCATAGCAGCTGTTATGTGCCAGCTCGATCATCGACATGTCAGCCACGCTTTTATTTGTCGTTAATCTCTCCATGCTATTCCTCACTTTCTTCGCTAAGGTTCGTGAACTGGAACACTAACCGGTTTAATATATGTGTAAATCCAAGTATGTCAATTTTATCATCTCCGGTAATCCTTTTATATAAAATGAAAAATGCCTGAATGATTGCAAAAAAATCATCTGTAAGTTCCTCATTAGAAAGTTCCAGCTTTTCGATGACAGCACTTTCTCTTTCATCTTCATCTTTGTAGCAATCTTGTAATGCTGTTAAAAAATGTAAAATTTTAATATCGTGTTTTTTCATATTTTTCCTCACTTTCTGCCCGAAGCCACTTTAATAAGCACTCGTAGCAATTACAATTATCATTTTTGTCGCAATCAATTTCTGCTAACCCATTTTCATTCGGACACATCATATTGACTGCCAGCTCCTCATCCGTCATGCTTCTGATCCGGTCTGCATTGGTATGTGGCTTTTTTGCAGGTGTGTCTTTCTCATCTGCTTCATAGCGTTCCGGCAATCCATGTTTCTCGGCATTTTCATAGGTAGCAAGTTTTTCAATTGCTTTTATGGTGCTATCTATGATTCCATTTGCCATACAAGTTTTTGTGATATCGCCAAAATGCATTCTTAGCAGTTCAAGGTTCTGTATCATTTCTTCTATGCGATCCATGCTATCCCTCTCTTTCTACATTCAGCCTTGGCTCTGTCTAAAATCTGCTGAAAATACCACTCTAATTGTTCCTTGTCCCTCTCTTTTTCGATCAAAACAGCAGCATCGTTCCAAGTCGAATCCGTCAAATTGATTCCTCCGGTAATATAGATATCATCGATCCTGTAAAATTTAAAATGCGACTCTTCTACCGGATAGACATTTATACGATAAGTGCCCATGATATCTTCCATTTCTTCTAATCTTTTTTTTCTATCGATTGCCGTCTCTCCATAATATGAATTGTTATATTTTTTCATTGGAGGCATTCCTACAACCATATCTGTATTGGTATCCATTAAGGTGTTCATAAAATTCAATACCATAGATTCTCGCGTTTTAAGCTCTCCTAAACAATTTTTAAATTTTTTGTCAGAAAATGATAAGCCATATGTAGCGATCTCTACTCTTATATCTTCTGGCGTTTTTTCTCTGAGTTTGTCATATAACACGTCATTTAAAAAACTCATCAATTCTACTGAATTTAAAAAAATCATATTTCTACCTCACTAAATCCTTTGTTTTAACAGATATCCCTTTAAATTTCCCGGTGCGACAATACTCTGCGGTATCAAAAAAACAAATGCATCCATCGCCTTTTTTTTCAAGTGCTATGCTTACACCATTGCTTACCAGTGTATTTTTTAACAACGTCAGTACCACTTGTATCTCCTGCTTGGTCTCCTCTGTCATTTCAACTGCGCCCTCCCGAATTTATTACTTTTTCAATGATTTCTTCCCGTAACTGCTCTGCTATATGGTCCCGAACCGATTCCTCTGGGAATGCGATCTGATACGTCCGTTCCTTGATGCGGTTCGTGATCCGGTCATCATACTGCAACGTCTCCAACGGATCATTGCTCGTAAAAATAGTCACTTTTCGGTTTATGTAACGCTCATTGATGATTTGATACATCTTGTCGTTGATCCAGTCCGCTGGTCTCTCCACTCCGAAATCATCAATCACAAGGATGTCTGTGGTGTAGAGCGCGTCCAAAAGCTGATTCTCACTGCATTCTGTATCTCTCCGCCATGTATTCTTAATCTCTTGCAGGATGGTCAGTGACACTGCAAACTTCACTGCATAGTTTTTCATCAGCTCATTTGCAATCCCGGCAGCGATCCTCGTCTTACCGCTTCCCTTTGTCCTCGACCAGATATACAATCCCATGCCTCTTTCCTTCTGGCTCTCGAAATCATCCAGATAGGTTTTTATGATTTTACAGGCATCTGACACCATCTTTTTACTTTCCTGCTTCCTGTACATATCCATCCGAAACGATCTCAGATCCATCCCACGAAATGCCTCCGGTATATCAGCGAATCGCAACCGCCTTGACATGACCGCTTTCTCACGGCATTTACACGGTACTGCTATTTCAACTCCGTCTTTTATTTTCAAAATCCACTCCCGACCTTCGCAAATTGGACACACATCAGAATCCTTGGAAGTCTCCGGTGTCTCCGCATTCCTGCATAAGTTCGTTGAGTGATTTTTCATGCGTTCCAGTATCTCTTCCAACTGATCCATCGTTCTCTCCTTTCAGATACTGCATAAACAAATTTTCTTTCAAAAAATTCTCTGCATTTTTAATATAACGATCAGGTGTCCTTTTCTTTTGACAATCAACAGCGTAATTTTGTGCAGCCACTATCAGATCATCTTCCGGTACACCAGCCAGTACCACATTGCAGTATTCTGTTTCAACAAGACAGCCAGTGCACCGTTTCGGATAGGCTGCAACAAACTCTGCATACCGTTCCACGGGGGATATAGGGGGTGTATTTTGTTTATGTTTATGTCTTTGTTTATTAATAGGTTCACTTTGTGGTTCAAACTGTGGTGCAATTTGCAGTTCACTTTGTGGTGCAAACTGTGGTTCATTTTTACTGCAATTTTGAACCACAAGACTATTTATTTTATATTGTGCCGCAAGATTACCACCGCGCGATTTCCATTCGATGAACCCATCTGTAGCAAGCTTGTTTCTCGCTCTCTTTAACGCTGATGCATTTAATCCAGACCGAAGTCCAAGGACTGACGAGGCTACCGTAAACGTATCTGGCCACCCTGCCTTATTCGCTATGGACATTAACGCATGCCATAAGGCGATTGCAGTGTTGGGCTGCGGGTTTAGTTCGAGCCTGTCGTAAAATGCTTTTATCTCAGCTAAATAGTTCAAGTTTCCACCTCCCGAATCCGAACTTCAATCCGTGGATTTTCAGCATCTATACGAAATTCATCAGAGAATCCACAGATCTGCTCCCAGCCATCATTTTTTAATACATGGCAGTTAACTAATGCATCCTGGATCACTTTTCTGCCGAATGACGATATATTGTCCAAATCACGCCTTTTATTCTTTTCCACCCACAGATATTCCATAAATACTTTTTTGTTGATATTTACGTCTCTCAGGCATTTTCTGATGTACACAGAAACAATATCTTCATTCTGCTTTTTCATCTCTCCGCCTTTATATCTGCTCGCCTTATCGGCACGGATGAAATCATTCAGATTATCCAGTCTCCCTGGAATGATTAGTAAGTATTCCAATCTCACGCCCCCTTCTTCTCCGGGACTAACCCCGGAGATAATAACCAGATTCCAATAATTCGTGATATATTATTTTCTGCATGAATAGGTTTCTTTCTGCCGGACGGCAAGGTGTTCCAACCTATAAATCTTTTACAACGATTCCATAGACCTTATACATCTCTCTGAACCGGATCACTCCAAGGCTATGTGCCAGTGTGTGGTGTTCTCTGCACAAACAGATTTTTTTATAACTGGAATCATCTACTTTTGTCCTGTCATTACCCATTCCGATTGCATCCTCATGATGAATCTCTCCATCTTTTCCGCAGATTACACATTTTTTGTGTAACAGGCAGTAGTAAAGATATCTTCCTATGTCATCTGTACGTTCTATTGCATTGTCAGAAAGCGGTATTCCGTTCTCTAGGGCAAATTCCAGTATCGTGTTGATAAATTCCCTCGCTGTGTCCATAGAACAGTTGGAAAGACTGAAATACGAATCACCGGTACGCATCATATGCTGATACTTCAATATCTCTTTCATTTCTTCCGGAAGATATCCTGTCCAATCTGAAATGTCTCTGATCGTTGCATATGCCTTTTTTCTTTGTTCGGCTGATATGTGCCTGCCATCATCGAATCGGATCTCTGCATTGCAGATTCTCTTTCTTTGGAGCATGTCCCCAAGCTTCAGATCTGGAACAGATACAACCAAGTCTGTTCCGTCTTTCCGCTCTCGGTATTGGTTAATCTTGACAAGTGCGTGCATTAGTTATCAACATCCTTTTTTCTGACATCATAAAGAAATACTCTGCGTTTCAACGATTCATTTCTAATAGATAATGCAACAATCTCGCCATCTTTAATAATAATTTGTTCAACCTTGAACTTATCGTATGTGCTCCACTTATTATTTTTTTGTATAAGTGCAACATCCTTTGCAGGAATCCATATATATGGTGCAGTGTAAAGTTCTCTTCCAATTCCCCAGTTAAAGCAAGCACGCTTGAAAGAATCCGATGCCTGTCCTTTTTCTTTTTCCGTATATGATTCAGTTCCTACATCCTGCTTCCATACCCAATGATCGCCGTCTTCTGCCGGAAAATTAATGCCTACATTGCAAAAGAGATTTCCATTAATTAACTCATGTTTTCTCTGCCATCTCTCTGATCCTACAGATTCGTCCAGAATGCGCATATCACATCTGGCATCTTTATAAAGTAAAAGGCTGCAACCTTTCTCATTTACGGTCGCCACTCTGGCATCAATCTCTTTTTCTGTTAAAGCTCTAAATTCCATTATTTCTCCTCCACAATTCTGCTTGCCCACATATCAGCAAAATGTAACAACAGATACAATGGCGTTTCTTTACCGGAAATATCATATTTAAACGATCCATACAGTCCATTATGCCAAAGGATAGCCTGCTCTTCTTCCTCTGTAAGCTTGATAAATCTTTCAGCAATCGCAATACTTCTCACTTCATGCGGAATATACAGAAGATCTTTATTTGTCTCATATGGTTTTGCTTCTGACTGTACCAATGGATATTCTCCATTTTCATCCTTTTTCCGGCTCTTGATCATATTATGTACATAGTTTGGTTTTCCATAATCTCCCATCTTTCCAAGATCATGCAGCAAAGCACAAATGATAATGGCATTCTGTGCTTTATCGGATAAAGTTTCTGGTCCTTGTGTCAATAAAAATGACATATCCTGCATGATTCCAAGTACATTCCAACTATGTTCTGCTAAACCTCCCTCTTTTGCTAAATGGTTAGAACCCGAACACGGAGCCGTAAAAAATCCATCATTTTTCATGGTTGCAATTAAATCTTTCATTCCATCTCTTTCAGTGGACATAAGTTTTTCCACAATTAAATCTTCAAATTCTGCCATCTTTCTTTTATCCTCTCTTCCTCTAATTCAATATCTGCCATCTCTTCACGTCTGGCTTGTTTCTCATATAATCTGTGGCGGCGTTCTCTGTCCCTCTCGTACTCTTCAAGCATATCGAGACTGTCCGGTATGTAATCACTGTACATTTCCTACCTCCACGGTCTTAAACACGGTACCTGACCATTTCCTCTTTCTGGTCGTCTCCAATAATGATTTCCAGAACATTTTTGTCTAAGGTAAATATTCCACGAATATCTCCGTCTGCCGTAAGTCTTACACTTCCATCTTCCAGACCAAGGTTTTCAAGTAATGCCGATAAATCCTTAAGTCCGTCAATTAACTTTCCGGCATCCGTTCTGCATAATCTAGTTGCTGCCATTTAAAAATTCCTCCATTTCCATCTGTTTAAAATCTGTAGACATGACCATGCATCTCACGGCTTTTTGACGCTGCTCTTTCATGTACTGCTCGTCTCTGCACTCCTCACAAATATTCCCTTCTCCGGGATCAAGACTGCATCCACAGATCCTGCATTTTCTGTAAAACATAAAATCACGCTTTCCAAAATCCAAACTACGTGTTACAATAAACGCAGAAATACTTTTGTATTCCTACGTTTAAATAGCACCTGCGTTCGCCAAAACATTCAGGGTGCTATTTTTTTGTCCTCAAATTCCCCAAGGAACTCAACATCTGCATCGAGCTTGTCCTTCCGGCGGATCATGTAAAAGTATGCTTTCCGCTTTTCTTCCCAGCGTTTCTCCACATCCATGATCGCAACTCCAATAAGTGCAACCACCGCACCGAGAGCTATTGCAATCAGCAGAAAAACATAATACGTTCCATCCGCATCGAGCATTCCGCCAATAAACATAATTCCAAGCCCTACCGCTATAAATACTTTACTGATCTGCTTCATTTTCCACCTCCTCGTTGTCTGCTCTCGGTTCGATACCGAGAAACTTGTCCAGTTTTGCCCGGAAGATAAAATACTGATAATTCTTAACCTTTGCATTTGGTTTTATCACACTTCCGAGATCCCACCGCCCGGCTTTCATCTGCCGTCTGAGGTATTCCACGTTGCATCCAATCTCGGCAGCGGCTTCTTTTACTGTTAAGCGTTGGCTCACTCTTCATTACTCTCCTTTCTGTCCTACTTATTGGACTGTTGTTGTGGTATCTTCTATGCTCCGCTCCCCTTTACGCCACCTGTTCTCTTTCAATTAACGGAAGAATATCATCCTGTTTGAGGAAATCATAAAGAAACAGCCGTCCCTTCTGCGTCCAATAAGAATGCTCTTTAGAATGCTGTACTCCTTCGGAATCTGGATAATTATGCGTTTTCACTTTTAAATATCCATTTCCCTGATACTTCGAATAAAGAACCCATGTATCGCCCTGCTTGAACTGTATTCCCATGTCGTGAAGCATCGCATTGAACTTCTTTGCTGACATTCCATAGTCCTTTGCAATGACTGTCGTAGCAATTAAATCCTTGCACTGGAGAATCATGTCATAATAAGATGCTTTCGGTTGAAGCTCTTCGATAACTTTCTGCTGTTCCACAACCTGTCCACCAAGAAATTTGCACCTGTCTTTTAAACTGCTGATTGTCTGGTCTGCCATCTTTAATGCTCTGGCAAAAACCTGCTCAGGTGTATTCCATGCTTTCTCTAAGTCGATAAGGTACTGACGAATTTCTTTGCCCTTTTCTGTTCTCTGCAACATGCAAATCTGTTTCGCCATATCTACAGACATATCAATGTCATCTACCTCGCGCTGAACCTTTCTAGTTCCCTCAATTTGAACCCGTACTTTTTTGTTCGGGGTTGAAAAATCAACGCCTTGTACAAATCCATAGCCGGAATATCTTTCAAACCACTTCCTAAATCGTTCTGTACCCTTGACTCCATCTTCCTGTGATAATAAATCGTATAAATCTCTTGCTGATACTGTCTGTGTGTCCATGTTGATGTTAATTAAATCATTCATTTTATTCTCCTTTCTTTAAAGTTGAATTTAATTCATCTTTTTGAGCAAAAAAAATATCATCTCTCTTTTTATTAGAAAGATTCAGTATTTTTTGCAATGCTGATATTTCAGATGCTTTAAACTCCGTTTCATTGTTAAGTTTCTTGTAAAAAGCCTCTCTTGATATTCCAATCTTTCTGGATAACGCAATAATTGTAATACCAGATTCGCTTATTGCTTCACTTAACATTTCACTATTTGTCAAATAATATCACTCCTTTCTTAGTTGAACTAAATTCAACATGTTGTTATAATACATCGTTGTTGAACGTTTGTCAACTATTTTTATCAAAAATGTTGAATAAAATTCTTTTTTATGTTATATTGCTATTAGAAAGGCGGTATTAATTATGACAATTCAAGAATTAATGGGATACAGAATAAAGGAATTAAGAATCCAAAAAGATATGTCTCAAACGGTTCTTGCTGAACTGGTTGGATATAAGGATAAAACATCAATTGCGAAAATCGAAGCCGGAAAAGTCGATTTACCACAAAGCAAAATATTGGCATTTGCTAATGCTTTGAATACTACACCTTCTTATTTACTTAATTGGTCAGATTCCAGTGATGAAAATGGAAAAAATAAAGTATACGTGGATGTCCAAGCAAAAAATGAACAAGAGGCTATTTATATTGCTATGAAAAACATGTTTATTGCTAACGGAAATAAAGAACAGGCAGATAGGCTTACAAAAGATGATGCAATACGTCTATATGAATCGTGTGGCTTTGATGCGGTAAAGAAAGTTGACAATAAATCTCAAACCATCGCAGCTCACTTTACTGGTGCCGAATATACAGATGAAGAATTAGACGAAATCAAACAATTTGCTGAATTTGTAAAAGCAAAAAGAAAGTAGCAGTCCAGATTATTGGACAGTTACTATAATATACTGGAGCGGGAGGTATCTAAATGAACACTTTTGAAGAATTGCAAGATGAAGCCTGCAAGGATGGTATAGAAGTTATAGAAAATTATCCATTCACCAGCGATCGAATAGAGGGGTTATATGTGGACAGCACAATCGCACTGAGTAAAGGCCTTACAACATGTGCAGAAAAAAGCTGCGTACTCGCTGAGGAACTCGGACATCATTACACCGCATCCGGAGATATTATAGATCAGTCAACCGCAGAGAATAGAAAGCAAGAACTTCGGGGCAGAATATGGGCTTACAACAAGCAGATCGGATTATCCGGATTATTGAGTGCCTATAAGCATCATTGCCAAAACGAACACGAAGTTGCTGATTTTCTCGGAGTTACCGATATATTTTTAAAAGATGCTTTAGTATACTACAAAAATAAGTATGGTCAATATACTCAGCTCGATAATTATATTATATTTTTTGAACCGGCAGTTGCTGTTATGGAATTAATTTAGTAATTTGAATGTTCCACCATATAAATTATCAACCAAAGGGAGAACTACATATGCATAAGGTTTTTTTTAAACAACTTCAAAAGTTAATTGGTGTATTTTTTCTATTAGAAACACTTATCGGCATCCTAATTATTGTAAAAAATATTACCAATATTATTCAGGTAATTGCCGCTGCAATAGTATCAATAATGTTTGGCACACTTTCATTCTTGCTTTTAAAAAATGATTCCTCAAAAAAGAAAGTTAAAAATTCAGATGCAATATGCGCTGACAAGCCACAGGAACGAGATTATTCTA